ATGATGTGCGAATTTTGTAATGTGGATGTAAATAAGAGGGTTAAGAATATAAGCGACGAGAACGACGAAATGCGGTTGAATAAAGCAAGTCAATTAGAAGTTGCAGCAGGCTGGCAACATGGATTTACTTATGCTGAATTTAATATTAAGTACTGTCCGATGTGCGGAAGGAGATTGGGTTAATGACTAAATTAGTAAGATGTGGCGTATGTGAAGAAGCTTTTAGTGAATATGATGACATAATTAACGTAGATCCCCATGGATGGTTTCACGAGAGATGTGTAGAACTTGTTCCAATACGTTATGCTGTTTTGGCTAAATCCAGATATTACGATGTAGATGGCTTTCTCGGAACTTGCGATGAAGATGATAAAAATTTTGCAAGCTATGTTTTTGAAGAAGGAGAATACTTGGAGGACGGGGAGGAGGAAAAATAAATGATGAATCGTGTCATACTAGTAGGACGCTTAACTAAAGACCCTGATTTACGTTATACCCCAGCTGGTGCAGCAGTTGCGACTTTTACATTAGCTGTCAATCGCCCTTTCAAAAACGGGCAAGGAGAGCAAGAAGCTGACTTTATTCAATGTGTTGTTTGGCGTAAACCAGCCGAAAACGTTGCTAATTTCTTGAAGAAAGGAAGCATGGCGGGCGTTGATGGACGCGTACAGACTCGTAATTATGAGGACAGCGACGGTAAACGCGTTTTCGTTACAGAAGTAGTAGCTGAATCAGTTCAATTCTTAGAACCCAGAAACCACGCAGAAGGCGCTACATCGAATAATTACCAAAACCAAGCTAATTATTCAAATAACAATAAAACAAGCTCATATCGAGCGGATACGAGCCAGAAGAGCGATTCATTTGCAAACGAAGGTAAGCCGATTGATATTAACGAAGATGATTTGCCATTTTAAGGGAAAGGGTGAATAAAAATGACAGCAGAAACAGCAATAAAAAAGTTGAGAAATAGATCAATGGGCATCAGACAAATGGCTAATGCGATTGCAGAAGTCACAAACTATCAAATTAGCGAAATCGAACAAATGGGGGACGAAGAAATTGAGGCGAAGTATACGGCGTACGTCATTAACGAAGCGAACGAGTACGCGAAGTAAATATAATGCGAAGAAAGTTGTTATTGACAATGTAAAGTTCGATAGCAAAGCAGAAGCAGCATATTATCAGCAATTGAAACTATTAAAAATGACTGGTGAAGTAGTGAGTTTCGATTTACAGCCAGAGTTTATTTTGCAGGACTCATTTGTAAAGAATGGGAAAAAGTATCATGCGATTAAATATAGAGCTGATTTTCTCGTTCGATACAAAGATGGTCACGAGGAATTAATCGACGTCAAAGGCATGTTAACAAAAGAGTTTCGAATTAAGCAAAAACTTTTCGAACTGCGTTATATGCAATCAATTAAGTGTTTGAAATTAAAAGGCAGACAATTCGTGGAGGTGTGACAAATGGAAGTATTAGAGATGACAGAGAAAGTATTAGAGATCACAGAGAATAAAGAGAGGCAACGGGAGATAATTAGTTATTTAATAAACGAAAATTTACCTTTTGCTGACAGGAAAGTGTTGCAAAAAGAGTTAAACGATTTAATGAATACTAATACAGAAGAGAAAATGCGTACTTGGATGAAGAAGGAAGCGAGAGCGATAGTCGGAAATAGGAATTGGGAAAATATGAACATTATTGAATTTGTTAAATTGCGACATGCGGGGCTAACACAATCGGAAATAGCTGATTTCTTTAATGTATCTAAATCGAAAATGGATAATTTTGTAGCAATTAGAGAAAATCGCTCATATTACCGAAAGAATTTTGTTTACGATTTACACAGAATCGCTAGGGAAAATTGGACGGATAAATGATTTTTAGGGGGCGATTTTATGAAAAAAGAAGATGGTGTGTATACTCGCGTAAATGGAGAAGAAAAGTTAATAACAAAACCACCTGAAAACGGCTTCGGGAAAACTACCATAACATGGAGCCACGGCAAACCTACCACTGCCGAAAATGTACAAACAATAAAACTAAATAAATAGTCTGGTCGAAAAAATCGAAGGACGTCATGAACAGTTAAATCTGTCGTGACGTCCTTTTTTTATTAATCATTGGGGAGAGTGACGAGAATGCAAGAATTAATTAATGAGTACAGAGGAGCTTTACAAGATGTGCAAAAAGTAAAAGCTAATCTGCAAAAAAGAATTGATGCTGAAAAACGCCCTCCATTAGAAGCGGGACAGAAAAGAATTTTTCAAGATGTGTCAGAAAAAACCACGATGTCAAAATTAAAAAGTATTATCGACAGTTTAGAGTATTCAATTGAGTGGATGGAATTAGGACATGAACCAGCACCACGCAGAGCTATTCACAGACGCTCCGGTTTGCAAAGAGAGATATGCGTTACAGATATTGAAAAAATGCGTCAGTGGTTCGTATATGAGCATGGGAACGCGTATGAGTTTGAAGATAATGAGCCGAAAATTTCAGAATGGGATAAAATTCGGATGGAAGATGCTATGAGTACGATGTCAGCGCAAGAGAAAAAAGTATTTTTATTAAAACATGAAAAAAATTTATCTTTATCTCAAATTAGTGACGAACTAGAGATAAGCATTCGTTCTGTGCGATCATACTTACATCGAGGAGAAGAAAAAATACAACAACAAATCGACGGAAGTTTGTTTTGCATGGCAATTTAGTGTTTTTTTGCCGCACACCTGCCACCTAATAGTGAGAAGTGAAGATGATTACAAAAATAAATCATATATTGAGTCTGCGCTCCACTTCTCATATCCTATCCACACTGGATGTAAAACACGCTTGTGGCGCTGACTGGTGCGTTAACCAGTTTGTTTATATTAAAATAGAACCTCTAACACCGCTCAAAGAAGTGTCCCACGGTAGGGCGATAATTTGGCTCCGAATTTCGGGGCTTTTTTGATACATGAAAATAATAAGGGGTTGATTATATGAGAGACATTATAAAAGCTGGAATAACAGAGGTAAAAGGAAAAGAAGCTGAATTCAAAATAAACATAGCTGGCTCTGAACAAGAACAAAGCTTTGCATTAGCGCAGATTCATTACATGAAAATAGAGCGGTTAGCTATGCTAAATGGTAAGACTTTTGAACAAGCTAAGAGTGATTATTTAGAAGCGCTAAGCATCATTGTAGGAACGATTAAAGATAATAATTAATTAGCGAAACAAACACAGAATGCGAGGTGGTGGAAGTGAGTGGCTAGAGCAAGAAACCCAAACAGAGATATAGCAAAGAAAATGTGGCTTGATTCAGATAAGACAATGCCACTTGTGGAAATTGCCAGTAAGTTAAATTGTAAACCATCCCAGATTAGGAAATGGAAATCGGAAGATAACTGGAGTGATAACGCGAATAGTAACGTTACGAATCAAAAGGAGCGTTACTATTCAATGAAAGGGAACGGGAATGCTAAGAACAATAAAGGCGGCGCCGCTCCTAAAGGGAATCAAAACGCACGTACACACGGACTGTATTCTAAATATCTTCCGGATGATACGATAGATATTATTAGTATGATGGACCATCAAGAACCAGCTGATTTAATTTGGGGGCAGATACAAATTCAATACGCCGCTATTATCCGAGCACAGAAAATTATGTGGGTAGAAAATTCCGAAGATGAAACTAAAGTTCAAACACAAGTGGGGTTCGGAGATAGTGGTTCTGATAAATATGAGTATCAATTCGCTTGGGATAAACAGGCGAATTTTTTAAATGCACAAAGTCGTGCGATGTCTACACTGAGTGGGTTAATTAAGCAATTTATTGCCATTGCTGATGAGCAAGATGAACGCAAAGCTAAGCTTAATCAAATTATTGCATCAACAGATAATATACAGGCCCGCACAGCTCTTATTAAAGGCGCTGAAAAAGATACATCATTATTAAACGCATTGATTGATGTTGCGAATGGTGGTGACGGCAGTGGTTCAATTGGCATTCAGTCCGAAACAACAAGAGACGATACGGGAACAAACTAAAAACATAACGTTAGAAGTTAATGAGGGGACTCCACGTTCTGGGAAAACCACAGCTGATATTTTTAAAATGGCAAATTTCTACATTAAATCTAGGGATATGAACCATTTAGTTACAGCCTATAACCAAGAACAGGCCTTTCGATTATTTATGGATGGTGACGGTTTAGGTTTAATTCATATTTATGGAAACCTTGCTGAAATGAAGCACGATGAGCACGGAGACCACTTACTTTTACATGCTCCCAACGGCAAGAAAAAGATTTACTACAAAGGTGGAGGTAAGGTAAACAGTGTTGGTGCTATCACAGGTATGTCGCTTGGCTCTGTAACATTTTTGGAAATCAACTTATTACACATGGATTTTGTAAAAGAGTGTTTCCGGAGAACTTATGCAGCAAAAGATAGATTCCATTTAGCAGAATTAAATCCTCCCGCTCCAAGCCATCCAGTATTAACAGAAGTATTTGATCGTTACGAAAAAACAGGACGTTACAAGTGGCGTCATTGGACACCATTTGATAATCCTATACTTGACGAAGAGAGAAGAAACGAACTATATAACGAATTAAAGTTCTCTTCTTACCTTTTGCAGCGTGACTGGTATGGTAAACGAGTTTTGCCGAAAGGTATTATTTACGAAACATTTGATATGCAGAAAAACCAAATATCCAAATTAGAAGGTCGTCCAATTGAGATGGTCTTTTTTGGTGACGGAGGACAACAAGATGCTACTGTTTGTGAGTGCTATGTAATTACAGAGCACGCGGCTGACGGACATTATAAATACAAATTGAATCAAGTTGCATCCTATTATCATAGCGGTAGGGATACAGGAGAAGTAAAAGCTGGTTCAACTTATGCCGTTGAGATAAAACAATTTATCCAATGGTGTATGAAAGAGTATGAAATACCAGTAAATGAGCCTGTTTTTATTGACCCAGCGTGTAGGTGGCTACGTGAAGAACTGGAAAAGGTTGGTGTTGATACAGCAGGAGCAGACAACAATGCGCATGATGTGACTGGTAAAGCGCAAGGAATTGAAGTTGGAATTGAGCGGATGCAGTCGCTATTAAGCGAAAGGCGTTATTTGCTTGTTGAACAACTTAACGATCAATATGACCATTACAGTTGGCTACAAGAAATTGGTATGTATGTACGCGACGAGAACAGTGGAAAGCCAGTTGATAAGAATAACCATGCGATGGACACGAGCAGATATGCTACAAACTACTTTTATAGGAATTATGAAGATATATAGAAAGGAGTGATTAAATGGGTGTTTGGAGTGTAATGACACGTTTTATTAAAGGTTGGCTAAATGGAAAACCTAATGGCAGCGAACCGGAGTTAATACCAAAATATCTGCCGCTCATTCCAAATAATCAAAAGGAGTGGAGCAAGGACTCTTATTTAACATCATTATGGGCTCAAGGTTATGTGCCTACCGTGCATGATAAGTTAATGAATTCTGGGACAGGCAACGAGATAGTTGTTGTAGCTGCTGAGTATATATCTGGAAAGCCTTTAAGTATTGATGTAACAGGGGTTGATGGCAGTAAGGATGAAAACTTAACAAAGCAACTGAAAGAAGCATTACGGATTGATAATTTTGATAGTAAGAGCGTGAAAATTGTTGAATTAGCAGGAGGGAGCGGAGTATCCGCTGTAAAGATCAACATTTTAAATGGGCGACCATCTATTAGCGTTCATAGCTCTAGCCAATTTTGGATAGATTTTAAAAACAATGAGCCATTTCGGTTTAATTTTTTTGAGGAAATACCGACGAGTAATAAAGCGGATATATATTATTTAGTTGAAAGTCGAGAAATAAAACAATGGGAAGACAAAGAAAGTAATACATTATCTGGCGGATTTGTAACATATTCTGTCATTAAAATAGATAATGATAAAGCTGTTCCTATCAATGCTGAGAGGCTCCCGGAAATGATTACAAGCTATCTAGATACGAATAATATTCAATTGAATCATTCTGTATCAATTGGTTTAAAAAGCATGGGCGCATATCTAATAAATAATAGTCCAAGCAACACAAGATACCCGCATCTTAATCTTGGGGAATCGGACTTATCGCAATGTACTAATTATTTATTTGCAGTAGATTACTTTTTCACTGTTTATATGCGTGAAGGAGAGAAAACAAAAACAAAAATAGCGGCTAGTGAACGAATGTTTAGAAAAAAAGTTAATAAGAACACAGATAAAGAAGAATGGTCCATGAATGTAGATGAAGATTACTTTATGCAATTCAAAGGAACATTAGATGCTGGTGCGAAATTAAACGACATGATTCAATTCATGCAAGGAGACTTCCGAGACGGTAGTTATCGCGAAACGATGGAATATTTTGCTCAGAAAGCTGTTTCGAAATCTGGTTATAATCCCGCTACTTTTAATCTAGGTAATAGAGAAGTTAAGGCGACCGAAATTTGGAGTTTACAAGACGCGACAGTGCGTAAAATTGAGAAGAAAAAACGCCTTATTCAAAATGTTTACGAACAGATGCTTTGGGACTTCCTATATTTGCTAACTGGCGGAACAAACAATAAAGAAAAAGCAATAATGCGTGATGAAATCAGGGTAATAATTGAGTTTCCAGATCCAATGTCTGTTAATCTGAATGAATTATCTAGCACATTAAATAATATGAACAGTGCATTAGCGATGAGTGTAGAAGAAAAGGTGAAACTAATTCACCCTAAGTGGGAAGATGAAGAAATTCAAGCGGAAGTAAAACGCATCTATTTAGAAAACGCAATCGGAGAGGTTCCTGACCCGGAAGCAATTGGGGGAATGGAAACGAAAGGCGGGTGATTAGATGAGCCATCATGCACCGGTTGATTTCGAAAAAGAAGCATCTATCTTACGAAACCACTTTAATAATGCCGAAATAGACTTACTTTTGCTGATAAAGAAGCATGTTATGTATGGCGCTAAGAATCCAACAAAATGGAAATTCATTCAGCAGTCGCGTTTGATAAATTTTAAAAGAGAATTGAAAGCACATATAAGTCTTTTCAAAGACGAAACGAGAAATAAAATAGATAAACTAACGTATCGTGTTTATCTTGATTGCGTGAATGAATACGAGGACGAAATGGAAGCCAGATATCAAACTAAGAAAGAGGTTGATATACAAAATGACGATTATTTATCTGAAAGTGATGCACTTATCCAAATTTCGGAAGATATGGCTAATTATTGGCAAAAAATCGCGCCCTCCAAGTACAAACAAGTGGTTAAGAAAACAAAAGATAGCAATGGAGTTTTAAAATATGCTATCGCAACATCACTTATTAATGTTTTAGGTGATGGGATAAGAAATGTTATAGATCAGTCTGGAAGAAAGTACCGACCAGGAGCTTACATGGAAATGGCTTCAAGAGGTGCTTTTTTTAATGTTGGTTTAAATGCCATGAAACGCGTTCTTGGAAGATATGAGCACGAATTAGTTCAAGTGTCAGCTCACGTAAGAAGTTGTCCGCGTTGTGCTCCTTGGCAAGGAGAAGTGCTATCAGTTAACTACGAAAGCAATGAATATAAAACATTACAAGAAGCGGAAAACGATGGCTTGTTTCATCCAAATTGCCACCATTTTTTATATTCGTATTTCGAAGGTGACGAAACAGACGAGCCTATCCCATATGATGAAGAAGAATATGAGGCTCAAAGTAAGCAACGGTACTATGAGCGCGGAATTCGCGATTGGAAAACAAAAGATATACTTGCAGAAGGTCCTTCTAAACAATATACAGCTGGGAAAGTAAGGCAATGGGAAGAAGCTTTGCAAGACCATTTGAATAACAATCGATTCTTAGAGAGAGAATTGGATAGAGAAATTATAAAAGCGTCTAAATGAACGCTTTTTTTGTTTGGCTTGATATAAAAATCTTGCCTACCTGCCGGCAACTAATAGACAGGGATGGCTCACTCAGAGCTTAAAAAGGAGGAAATATGAAGAATTATTTACAGCGTAAGTTTGACATTCAACATTTTGCTGAAGGTGGGGACGATAAGAATTTTACCCAAGCAGAACTGGATGAAATTGTAAAGAATCGCTTAGCGGCTGAAAAAAAGAAATTTAATGGAGAGATTGAAACCATCAAAAGCGCGCATGAGGAAGAAATCACGAAGTTAAACGACCAAATTAATCAGCTTAACGATCAAGTGGGCGAACATGATTCATCTGAAAAGGCATTGAAAAAACTTCAAAAAGAGAAAGACGAGGCACTATCAAAGCTGGATGAATATGTTCAGAAAGAACAAACGGCAGAGTGGCACAGTAAGTTAAAAGAAAGCGGCGTAAAAGAAGAACGCTATGAAGCATTTACGAAGCTTTTTGGGGATGAAGAGCGAAATGACGACAACTTAGCGAAATTCGCAGAGCAATATCCTGAATGGATTGCAAAATCTGATGATGGTGACACGCCTCCACCAATCGGAGCAGGACTAGGAAATGCAAGTGAGCCAAGTGCTACAGACCCATTCATTCAAGCATTAAATTCATAATTAGAAAAGGAGAGATAGCAAAATGGCTATTAACTATGTAGACAAGTACGGTAAGGAGCTCGACCAGAAGTTAGTCTTTGGCACTTACACAAATGAATTAGAAACACCTAACCTTTTATGGTTAGATGCAAAAACGTTTAAGATTCAAACTATCACAACAACAGGACTTAAAGCACATACAAGAAATAAAGGATATAACGAAGGTTCTGCTTCAAACACAAATAAATCTTATACGATTGATTTTGATCGTGATGTAGAATTCTTTGTAGATGTTATGGATGTGGACGAAACAGGTCAAGCGCTTTCTGCTGCGAATGTTACTAAAGAGTTTAATTCTCGGCATGCTGGACCAGAAATGGACGCTTATAGATTTTCTAAGTTAGCAACAGCAGCGAAAACAAATAGTAATTCGGTTGCGGAAGAAATCACTAAAGATAATGTGTTCACAAAATTAAAAGCGGCAATTCGAAAAGTGAAGAAATACGGAACTCAGAATCTTGTTATGTATGTTTCGCCAGACGTGATGGCAGCATTAGAACTTAGTGATGATTTTGTTCGAGCTATTAATGTGCAAAACATTGGTCCTTCATCCATCGAAACGCGTATTACGGCTATTGATGGTACACGTATTGTTGAGGTAGAAGCGGAAGATCGTTTCTATGATACTTTTGATTTTACAGATGGTTACAAACCAGCTGCAGGTGCTAAGAAACTGAATTTCTTGCTTGTAAATAAAGGTTCTGTTGTCGGCGGCGCAAAACATGCTTCTATCTATTTGCACGCACCCGGCTCTGTAGGACAAGGGGACGGCTGGTTGTATCAATATCGTGTATACCACGACATTTTTGTGTTGGACCAACAAAAAGATGGCGTAATCGCTTCTACAGAAGTCTAAGGAGGTTAGGGAAATGCAATTAAAAAAAGAAAATGTCGTTTACAATACAGACGATGTTGTATTAATCAATCAATTGAAAATTGATGGTTTTGAAGAGTTCGAGTATAAAGAACCAGAAAAAGAACCGTCCAAGAGTAAAAAGGAGCCCAAAAATAAAGAGGGTGAGTAAATGAAAACGTATATTACAGCAAGTGAGTTGGCTAGTCTAACAAACTTAAGTATCGAACCAACAGAAGCGGATAATTTAATAAAAGCCGCTTCTGTAGCAATTGACAAGCAAATTATGCCTAATATCGTAGACCTTGACAATGTAGATGATGATATTAAGCAAGCTGTTGCGTGGCAGTGTGAACACATCAAGAAATATGGTGAGTTTATTGGCATTGGTAACTTTACACTAGGCAAATTAACTATGGGTGGTCAATCACAAAATTCGAACAACTTTATACCTGACGTTCCGGACAAAGTGATGGATTTGCTTTTATCTAGTGGCTGGCTTTATGCGGGAGTAGGTGACTGTTAATGAGCTTTCAATTACCACCTATTCCAGAAGCTATCCTAAACACAGAAGTTACTATAACTAGTAATAGTGGACGCGATGACTTTGGAAATCTTTTACCAGATGCAATTAATAAATCAATGTTTCGCTATGAGTTTGAAAAGCTCGTAAATAAAACACAGGAAGGATTAAACATAAGATATATTGTTAACTTATTTTGTAACAAATTAAATTTTGTTGTGAGTGAAGGAGACAATGTATCTTTTGTAATTCCTGACTATTGTTTAATTAAAGGTGAGGTCCAGAGCGTATCTTTCCCGCCGAATCCCGACGGTAGTATACATCATTTTGAAATTGTCGTAGGAGAGGTGACCGAGCATGAGCTTTAGTAGTTTTAAAGATACAGTCATAGATGATATTCATAATAAAGCTTTGTCAACGGCTGCAAAGGCTGGGGGAGAATTGGTTGAATTAGCACAGCCTGTTACTCCGATTTTGTATGGAGACTTGCGACGAAGTTCGTATTTTAAAATTATCATCCAAAAAAATTCAATTGTAGCTAGAGTGTTTAGTTTAACTCCTTATGCCCGCAGACAATATTATGAAAATCGTCGGAATCCACGTTGGTACGAAATGGCTGTAAGTTATGGAATTCAGAGTATTAACCAAATTGTAGAAGGTGGGATGCGCTTATGATTGAGGATTTAGTAGTGCATTTCAAAAAAACATTCCCAGATATAAAAACACTTGGATTCATTAAACAAACAGGGCTTGATTCAATGGTAGTAATTAATGAAGCACCGACATTTCAAAACAAGCAAGTACAAACGCAAAGTCGTGTTCGTGAGAGCATCGGCTTTTTAATTTATGACAAAAACACAATTCAATGCAAACGAACATACGATTTATTACGTAACTACTTTCTTTTAACAAACCCTTCTGAGCTGAATATCCAAAATCAGAAGGTAGTAGCAACAGATGTAGCAAGCGGCGGACAAGTCGATTATGACGATGATGGTCGCTTGATTTACCAACTAACAATATTATTTGAAAAGGAGATGTAAGTTAATGGCAACTTATGCAGTTAAACAATTAGAAATTTCGGTTAAAGATTCAGGGGAAAGCGGAGATGGTGTTTCGATCAAAGACTTAGAAACTTTAGACATTTCACTGAACTCAAATGTGGAACAATATACAACAATTGGTGAGGTATTTGAACGTGCGGTAAAAACAGGTGCTGCTATGGAGTTAGGTTTGGATGGGAAATACAATGAATCAGATCCAGGACAAAATGAATTACGTGAAACTTGGGATAAAGTTGGGTCTGAAGCTGAAAAAACAATTGTGGTTAAATTCCCAGCAGGCTCTAAGTATGAAATCACTGGACCAATCGGGATTAATGATTTCGGTGGTGGTGGTGCGAACGATATTGGTTCATTTTCTGCCACACAGAATTCAAATGGTACGCCGGTTTTTACGCCAGCGCCTACCATTGAGCCAACAAGCGTAACGGTAGATAGCGCCTCTAAAACTGTAAAAGTTGGAGAAACTGTTAAAATTACAGCAGGAGTACTGCCATCAGGAGCTCCACAAGATGTAACATTCACTTCATCTGATGAAACAAAAGCAACAGTAGCTAGCGATGGAACTTTAACAGGAGTTGCTACAACAGTAACTGCAATTAAAATCACAGTTGCGTCCAAAGTGAAACCATCGGTTAAAAATGACGTTTCTGTTTCTGTAACATCTGCCTAATAAACAAAATACGAAGCCCTCTGAGTGAGGGCTTTTACTAATTTGGAGGACAAAAATGAAATCATTTAATTTTAACGAGAACGAAGTAAAACTTCCATTGGAAATTAACGAAAAAGTATATTATGCGGACATTTCGGCACAAGCACACATTAAGTACAGCGCGCTTTTGGATGAAGCCCCCAAAATTTTAGGACAAGTTCTTGCGCCTAAATTGAAAGGCGACGAAAGCGATGGAGAGCATACAACGCCGGATAGTGAAAACATGCATGAATTGTTAATGACTATCACAGATGGAATTGTAGCAACGAACGATGATATTTTTGCTATTTTTTTCAGCAAAGAAGATAGAGAAGAAATCAATTCTAAAACATTGCCAACTAAAGTCTACGAGGGGCTTATTGAATATATTATAGCTAAATTATTTGAAAGCGATATGAGCGAGGAAAGTGACGAGGGGAAGCCACAGGAAAACAGTATTACGGAATAGTTGAAGACTTTGATTTAATAGAGTCTTCTTTTTTGTCGTATTACGGTATTAGATTACGCAAAGAATTAGCGAATATGAGTTTTTCAGAGTTCCGAACATACCTAATGAACTTGGGTGGCGATACACCGTTTATGACAACTCTTGAAATTCGAATGACTGAACGGAGTAAAGTCCCAAAACATTTGCTGAAAGAAAAAATAAAACAAAATCGAATCATGTTAAAGCGAGGGTATTTTGAGGATGCTGCTTCTAATGAAGAAGGACTAGAAAAGGCGTTGAAAGCTAATAGCAAGCCGAAAGAGGGGTGACAACATGAGTAAAGCGGGAGAAATTTATTACGATATAGAAATACGCGAGAATGGCTATAAAAGCCAGATGAACAAGATTGATAAAGACATGGACAATTTTGCGAAAAAGGGTCAGAAAGCCGCGGACAATATCGACAAAATTAACAAGAAAAATGTTAATGTTAAAGGTTTAGATTCATCTATTGTTAAGGTTGAACAATTCGGAAATATGCTTGAAAAGTCTGGTCAAAAGTTAAAAAAAGCTGGAACTGCGATGACCGTTGGATTTACGGCGCCAATTGTAGCTGGAATGGTTAAATCGACCAAGGCATATCTCGATTTCGATAATGAAGTAACAGAAGTTAACTCTTTATTACGTGAATCCGGAGAATCGGCGAAAGAGTTTGGCGATCGTTACACGCAGGTATTTGATTATGCGCAAAAAGCTAGCGTTAAATACGGCGTAGCTTCTGAGCAAACTATGCTCGGTATGAAAGAAATGGTTAAAAAAGGCTATGATATCAACCAAACAATGGCATCCATGCCTGCGATTTTTAATGCCGCTCGTGCGTCTGGTGATGATTTCGAAACAGTAATGGGCGTTACTACGTCAACACTAGAACAGTTTGGAATGATTTCTAAGGACACCAACAAACAGATGGAATATACAAACAAAGTTGCTGACGTGCTAACCTACGTAGCTGATAAAACAGCGGCTGGATTCTCTGATATGGGAACAGCAATGAATTACGTTGGTCCTATTTCGCATTCGCTAGGATACTCGCTTACAGACACAGCTGCTGCGGTTGGTTTGCTTTCGAATCGTGGTATTGAAGGGCAGAAAGCTGGTACTGGTTTACGCGGTATGCTAACAAGTTTACTTAAACCTTCAAAATCAGCTGCAGAAGCTATGTCAGCAGTTGGATTAACAATTGAAGATAACAATGGCAATATGAAAACCTTACCAACTCTCTTGGATGATATTAATGATAAAACAAAGAAAATGACGAAAACACAGAAAAACTCCTTCTTAACAATGGTTTTTGGGCGTGAACCTCTATCGGCGGTAAATACATTGCTTGAGGCGGGAGGCGATTCATTACGTAAGTATTCCAAGGGTGCAGATGAAGCCAATGGATATACAAAAGAAGTTGCTGATAATATGCGTAAAGCTGGCAAATTTGGTGTGGATCAATTCAAAGCTTCACTAGAAGTATTAGAACAGAATGTAGGGCAAAAATTAATGCCCGCCCTCACTCCTATCATTGAGTGGGCTAATAAGATGATTGATAAATTTAATGACCTTTCTGGTGCACAACAGCAGAGTATTATAAAATGGGCGGGAATTTTGGCAGCAACAGGTCCTGTGCTAAGGATTGGCGAAAAACTAGTATCAATGACTGGCGGACTAATAAAAGGCTTTGCAGGGTTAGGAAAGATGTTAGGCTTAGGGAGTAAATTAGCTCCTTTAGCGGCTGGATTTGGCGCTACAACAACTGCTGTGGAAGGTACTAGTTTAGCTGCGGCTGGATTAGCTGGTTCTTTCGGAGCTTTACCAGCAGTTATTACGGTGGCTGGTGCGGCTTTGCTTGGTGTGGGTATTTATGCACTAGATAAACATATAAGCAAAATCGAAGAGAGCAAAGAACGTATAAAAACATGGGGTTATGATATTGGCGCAGAAGCTGATAAATCCATGGGTAAATTTAATGAATTTGCATCAGAAGGCAAGCTTGCACTAGATACCTTTGCATCAGGTGCGACAGATGACAGCGAGAGTGTAGTAACTGCATTTAAAAATATGGCAGATGAAATAAAGAAAAACACAGACGATGCGCTAGGTGATTTTGAAAAACACTATCAAGATTATTCTGCGGGAGTTCAAGCTATAGTTAATACAGATAAAAAAGAATCAGAAAAAGCAGCCAAAGAAAGAAAAGACAATGTTGATTCGCAATATAAAGAAATAGAAAAGATTTATCAATCTGCCGCGGATGGTCATCGTAATCTCACTGCAGAAGAATCAAAAACTGTCAACAACATTTATAAAGCGATGCAGATTGAACAAATTGAAAGTTTAGGCTTAAACAACAAAAAGAAAACACAGCTGATAAAAGCGATGAATGGTGAAACTCTAGGGTTGTCTAAAAAGGCTCTGGGAGAACAATCTACTTTATTGTGGGAAGAAACAACCAAAGCAGCTAAGGTATATCAAGATAATGCTAAAAATTTAAAAAAAGATTTAGATAAAGATCAAATAGATCAAAAAACTTATACAGAGGCTATTAAACAAAACGAAAGAGAAAAGACAGCTGCTGTAAGAGCTTCTACCACAGCTTGGATAAGGACTCAAAGAGATTATTATAAAGCAATTGGCTCAAGTAGTGAGGTAGCAGAACAAAATATTAAATCAGCACTAGAGGAAATGGGTTTAAGTTATGACGAATTCACTCGTAATGTACAAGAAGCTGCAGGCGGGGTTAGTGATGCTAGTAAGTTGATTGGCGATGGCGCAAGTAAAGCAGATTTAGCTTGGAGCGATTTAGTTTTAGACCCTAAAACTGGGGAAGTAAAAACAAATTTAGAACAAGTTGTTTTGGATGCCGCAAAGTCTAAAGATGGTTGGAATAATCTTAAATTCATCATGAAAGAAGCAAAATTAACCACAGATGCTAAAAAGACTATTGCAACAGCAACTATTGAAAGTGGTCGCTGGGATAAGATGACTTTCAACGAAAAGAAATTAATTGTCAGTTATGAGGACTCTATACATGTAGCTAACGCGTTGTCAGATTTAGGTATTTGGGATAAATTGAAGCCTGAACAAAAAAGTATGATTGCGAATGCAGATACTAGTCTGGCGTTACAAAAAGCTCTGCAAGACATGGGAGTTTGGGACAACTTACCTCCATCAATGAAAACTTTAGTAGTTGATAATTCTGATGTAATAAAGAAAATGAATTCTTCTAAAGGGATGTTAGTTAGCTATAACGGAACGAACGTAGATTTAAAGACGCTTTTAGCAAATAACTATGATGTTAGGAATAAAATTCAGAGTGGTAAAGATGTTATTGTTCAATATAACGGACAAAAGGTGAATCTTAAAAACCTTTTTGCAAACAACAGAGACCTATTATCAAAAATAGATAGAGGTAGTAGAACAGTCGACGACTATAACAACATAGCTGTCCATAGAAAAGATTTAGTTATTAATTCCAACGCAGAGGCTACTAAAAACGCTATTGACAATGCTATAAACTCGTGGCGTGATATGCTCAACATGAAAAATCAAAAAGTAATTTCTATTGCATACAAAACGAGTGGTAAAAGTCCAAGCGGAATTCAAGAGGTAGGTTATGCAACTGGGACAAATAACCACAAAGGCGGACCTGCATTAGTTAACGATGCCAATGGAAGCAACTATGAAGAAATGATTACCACCCCGGATGGGAATAGTTTTGTTCCTAAAGGTCGTAACGTTCTTCTTAATCTACCACGAGGTACCGAAGTGCTACGAGGGGATAAAACAGCTAAAGCTTTGAGTAATGTACCTCATTATGCCAAAGGTACTAAAACAAGCTATGCGAAAAATGTAAGTAATAAAATATCAAATGTGCAAGTAGATTACAAAACAGGCGCAATTAGCGCACAATCGTACATTAATAAATTAAAACAAATTAATAAGCAATATCGCTTAAATGCGGCGCAAACAAGACAAATCAAATTAAATATTGCAAGTGCGAATAAAGAAATTAGTACTCAAAAAACAAAGCTTAATAAGTCGATAAAAAGCAGCACACAAAAGTATTATGATAACGTAGCTAAAATAAATAAAACAGCTAAGGAATCTATTAACGAAGCGAAGAAGACTTATAACGATGCTCTTAAATCAAATCAAGAAGCCGCATATAATCAGACTGGATTATTTGATGCTGCTGTTACAGAAAAAGCAAGTGGAAGCGATTTAACTAAAAATCTTAAATCACAAACAGCCCAACAAAAAGATTTTATGGCTCAACTTGATAAAATGAAAAAACGCGGTGTTAGTAAAGGGCTTATAGATGAGATACGCAACATGGGTGTAAGCGCAACAGGACAAGCTAAAGCAATCGCGGGTATGTCTGATACACAGCTGAAACAATACCAAGCTGAGTGGAGTAAAAAACATGCTAATGCAAACAAGCTGGGATTAGACGCTTCTGTAAATGATAAAGTGGCGATGGATAAAGCTGTCAAGGCGGCGAACGATAAAGCTAAAAAAGATTTGGCAAATGCGAACGCTTCTTGGTTGAAAGAACTTGATAAAGCAAAAGAATATCGCACTGCTGGCTCTAAACTTGGTGTACAGACCGTAGCGGGGATTATTCAAGGGTTCAAGCAAATGAACGGTCCGCTAGAGAAACAAGCGGATCAACTAGCTAAAACAATTGAATCGACAATCAAGAAAAGACTGAAAATCCACTCGCCTTCTCGGCTAATGAGCGATGAAGTTGGTGAACAAGTGCCAGCGGGAATTGGAGTCGGAATGCTTAAGAATCTAAATACTATAGATTTGGCGGCTCATAAAATGCAAAAACATTTAACAAGTCTATCACCTGCTATTTCAGTCCCAGTTACCCCGAACACAAAAGAAATTACGGCTTACTCAGGGGCTTCTATAGCAACGCAAGGAAGCGGAAACCCAGTTACAGTACAACCAATTCAAATTGTTAATAAAACAATGTTAGAGGGGCGTATAGTGGCGGAGGAAACGGTAGATTTTATAACAGAAATTCAAAACAATCGTATTGTTAGAACTAATCGAGCGCAAGGGGTGATTTTATGAGTTTAGGATTCACATATAAAGGTATTCATTCATTTGATAAGCATGTGGAAATAATTGACATTAAACCACCATTGTTCCCACAAAACGAAGGTAACACGGAAAGCGTCAGTGGTCGTATTGGCGCTTTTTATTTTGGACCAAATGTTGGTCAACGAGGGATACAATTAGAAATACAAATTATTGGAGATAGCCTTAAAGAATTAAGCGAGAGGGCTACATCTGTCGCTGATTGGTTGATGCAGGTAGATGCAGAAGAACGCTCTTTGGTAATTGATGATGCGCCTGAAAAGACGTATTATGGTCGATTTGAAGGATCTACAGACTTAGATAGGCTTTTATATAACGGACGAGCAACGCTGAATTTTGTTTGTTCAGACCCGTATGTTTATTATGAACAAGAAGAATTTGAGCTAACTAGTGAAAGTAACAAATTACCAGTTCGCGGTTCACAACCTACCAGTCCTGTAATTGGAGCAGTTATAAAACAGGATGTCACTTATATAGCTGTATCGAATAAAGAGGATTACTTATACATTGGCGAAGGAGTTGATCCAGATTCTGGAGAAACTCCTGTTAAACCATCGGAAATAATTTTAAACGATCCAATGAATGTATTAGCTACATGGACGCCTATGCAACAGTCAGATTTAACATTTCAATTAGACGCAAATAACGGGATTATTGATGGGAGTTTCACTTCAACCGCAAATGTATTTCGAGCATCTGATTATGGTGTTGGAGCACAGTGGCATGGACCAATGAGTAAAGTAGTTCTTCCCCAAGCGCAGGATAACTGGCGTGTAAGAATGCGCCTTCAAAACATAGCGTCGGCACAAAAGCAACAAGGTAAATTAGAAGTGTATCTTGTTGATGAAAAAGGAGCAAAAATTGCAACGTTTCAAATAAAAGATAATGCCGCAAATACCGAAGTCAATATTGTTAAAATATCTATTGGCGATCAAAATGTTGCTAATTATCCTGAAAAAGATTTGTTTAATGAGGCAGGGAAAGTTACTAAAACATACAAAACAGTATCAACTAGAAAAAAAGTTAACGGAAAATATAAAACAGTGACAGAGAAGGTACAAACAGGTGCATATAATGAATACAGAGATTTTTATGGTTACTTTATTTTAACTAAAATAGGAAATCAATTTACCGCTGAAATTATCAAACTAGATAGTAATATAAAGCCTGTCTGGACGAAGAAAAAGGTATTTGTAGATACCGCTAATAAATACACAAAAAAATTAGCTCAATTAAATATATACGCTGCGGCATCAGGCACACATGACCCTAACCGCGATTTGTTTTTCACAGATACACTTGTTGAAAAATTAAATATTGTTGCAAATACCGCTCCGCAAGTTATAGCGCATGCATCTGACGAATTAATGTTTGATTTTGAAACAGAAACAATTTATAAAAATGGCATTCCTTTTATGCAGAATCTAGCAATAGGAAGTCATTTTTTTAAGTTATTTGGCGGTACAACAGAAGTATTAAATGTATCTCCGTTTGAAGCGGCAGATTGGACAGTATATGTTAGGCCAAGAACTTTTTAAAGGAGTGTTTAAATGTTATTGATATTAGATGAAAATAAAGAAATTGTAAAATCTATATCCGTTGATTCAACAAATGGAACTCATTATTTTAATGATTCACACACCGAGAAAGTTATAGATTTTGATTCAACTTATGAGTTTTCTGTTTCGACAGATGACGAAAGTTCAAAATATTTAACAGGTGGAAATTATGTAATGCTTCAAGACTTAGACGATGATTCATTGTTATTCAAAATTATTGAAGTGCAAGACATCAGAGATGACAATAGTTCGAAACCTCAAAAAAGAATCTTTTGCGAAAATGTTTTTATCTTTGATTTGAATAATGTAATTGTGACAGATCGCGCTTTTTCCAATAGTAATATTGGTCCCGCTTTAACATATGTGCTTGGCGGGAGTGGATGGATTCCTCAAGATACAGAAAATGTAGGGGCAGTTGCAAATTTGGAGTTCTCAGGATATATAACAGCTCAAGAAGCCCTACATCAAATTTGTACTGCTTTTGATTGCGAAGTTAAGTTTTATGTAAAAACATTTCAAGGGAGGATAGTTGGCTATTATTGTAAAGTCGCGAAACAGTTTGGGGATAATGAAGGTGTTCGAATTGAGAGCGGCACAGGCATTAAAGGAATAACGAGGAAAGTATTATTTACGAACATTAAGACTGCTCTTATACCTCTTGGCGCAACGCAAGCTGATGGGACACAATTAAACATTTCTTCTGTTAATGGAGGATTGAATTACATCTATAATGATGAAGCAAATGAGCAATACAACCCAAGCGGCACAGGTTACTTAATGACTAAGATTGTAAATGAAAATATAACAAATGCGGCAGCGTTGAAACAATGGGGTACTTTAGAACTTAGAAAGTTATCATCGCCATCATATCAATATGAAGCAAATATTTTAATGTTAGAACAAGTCTATGGTTTTGAAGCACATCGAATAAGAAAAGGCAGTTTTGTAAGAATTGTAGATTTAGAAATGAGTCCTCCAATTACAGTACAAGCAAGGGTTATTGAGTTAAATATTTGTTATAGCGATATGTCAAAAAGCACTTGTGTAGTTGGTGATTTTATTGATATTAATTCGGCTACACCTGCGATTATAAATCAATTGAGGGAAAACGCGAAAGTATCAACAAATGCTAATAAAGTTGCGTCAATCGCAAGTAATAAGGCTGAAACAGCACAGCAAATCGCTAGTAGTGCCGAAAGTGTAGCAAATGATGCGAATACAAATGCAACAGATGCAAAACAAGTAGCAAATGATGCTAAAGATTCCGCTGTCACAGCAATAGATACAGCTAATGACGCGTTAATGAAAGCTGGTGATAACAATAAACCTTTTTATGGTGAGCTACCGCCAGCTATTCCAAAGATAAACGATACATGGTTCAAGATAGATGAGATTGAAAATACTATAACAGGTGTTTTTAAGTGGGATGGGATAATTTGGAAAGAAATACCTCTGGATTATAACGCTTTAAAAGTCGGGGAGTTATCAGCGATTACTGCGAAATTAGGTGATGTAGAGAGTGGGAGTATCACAGGTGCTGAATTTATTCACAATATTAATTATCGTGATGAAGAAGGAAATTTGTTTACTGGGACAGTCACGATGAACGACGATGGATTTAATGCTGCTACAGTACTGCCAACTGGTGCCGGCTCTACTATTTTAAAAAGTGATGTTACAACACTCGGTGGCGTGAAAGTAGCACAGCAACTGATGGATCATAATGTTTCCGGAGAACTAAAAGAGGCAATGCTACGCGGTGATTCGTTAGATTTCTCTAAGGAGGGACAAACAACTTTATCTGTAAATGCAGATTCGTTTTATAAAACAAGCTGGAAAGATTTACCGCTTAACGCAGGATATTCTACAGCCGAATTTAATACACCTCAATATATGATTTTATGCATTTTTGGAATTAGAATTGTGTTTTTCCGTGGTCAAGTTCAAAAATCAACCGCATGGGCATCAGCTAACGCTTTTGCTTCTGTGCCTCTTGAGATACAGACAACAAGAACGGCGATGGCTTACGCGCCAACGAGCAAATCGACTGGTGGTCGAGTACATGCGTCTTCCGCCAATGCAATGAGTTTTATGCCTGCCGACACCAGCGTTACTTATTTTGCGTTAAATCAATTATTTTATGTTTTAGATTAAAGCCAGCAAGGCTTATTTTTTATGGAGTGACAATGAGGAGATGATGAAAATTGGTACTTGGGAGTATTTCGATAGCAGGGATGAGTGTGGGGGAGCTAATAGCTTTAATTAGTTTAATAGCGGCAATCGTAGGTTTTGTGATTAGGTGGGCATTAGTCGCGCCTTTAAGAAATATGATTGATTCTCTGGATATCACTTTAAAAAGTCTAAGAGAAGAAATGTCCGAAAGCAAGAAAGATCGTATGAGTTTACGAGAAAAGCAAAACGATCATGATAAAGAGATTGCTTTATTGAAACGGGAAGATAAAGCGATTTGGAAGTATGTTACTGAAAAAAATGAAAAGGAGGTGAAATGATGAAAATTAACTGGAAGGTACGATTGAAAAACTGGCGAACTGTTGTGGCAACACTTATTACAGTTCTTGGCGTCGCATGGACAGCGGGAGGTTTTACTATATCTGATTTAGATAACTGGTCTGCTTTGTGGCTTTCGTTTGTAAGGTTCCTAAATAGCCCAATGGCGATTGTTACAACAGTAGTAGCTGTTATCGGGATTTTGATGGACCCAACGACTAGTAAATTCTCCGATAGTTTAAAAGTAATGAATTATTCAGAACCAAGAAAGGATGATAAGTAATGGCATTAACAGAGGCATGGTTAATCGAAAAAGCAAATCGTAAATTAAACGTTTCTGGAATGAATAAATCTGTAGCAGATAAAACCCGAAATGTAATTAAAAAAATGGCGAAAAAAGGAATCTATTTGTGTGTTGCGCAAGGTTATCGCTCGTCAGCAGAACAAAATGCACTGTACGCACAAGGCAGAACAAAACCTGGCGCAGTTGTCACAAATGCGAAAGGTGGACAATCTAATCATAATTACGGTGTAGCGGTAGACTTGTGTTTATACACAAGCGACGGAAAAAATGTTATTTGGGAGTCGACAACTTCGCGCTGGAAAACAGTTGTATCAGCTATGAAAGCAGAAGGATTTGAGTGGGGCGGAGATTGGAAGTCTTTTAAAGATTATCCGCATTTTGAATTATATGATGCTGCTGGCGGTGAAAAAGCCCCATCGACAAGTGCAAGCAAACCTGCGACTTCTACAAGCTCAAATAAGAACGTTTACTACACAGAAAATCCGCGAAAAGTTAAAACACTAGTACAGTGTGATCTATACAATTCAGTAGACTTTACTGAGAAGCATAAAACCGGTGGCACATATCCGGCTGGCACTATCTTCACGATTTCGGGGATGGGGAAAACGAAAGGCTGTACACCTCGCTTGAAGACGAAGAGCGGTTACTATCTCACTGCTAACACGAAGTTTGTTAAAAAGATTTAGTTTGTTGCCCTCGCTTCTTGCGGGGGTTTTTTTATTTAAGGATACTTTTGCGATACTTTAAAAGCTAATAAATAAGCTAAAATGAATATGACATCATTTTGTAGCTGTTAAGCGCTGTTAAGCACGTATAAAAGAATTTAAAAGCTGTTTAAGATGATTTGAATTTAAAAAAATGTTTACTTTTAAGCTAAATGTGTATAGTATATATTGTAAGGACTTAAAACTTGGAGGGATGAAAATGGTAGGCGTTCAGTTTAAAACAACAATCATGGTTGATGATGCTAAGGGTCAAAAATTATTAGGCGAAAAGTTCAATCCTACTATTAATAATATTTCGGAAAGAAAAGCAATTGCTAGTATAAGAGAGAATTTTGCACAAATTCCAAAGATGAACATTACTAATGACAAGAGATAAAGAATTCGATGTTTCAACATTTTCTGTTGTTGAATATGTTGGTGATTTAAATAAAGAAACGTTTGATTGTCATAACCCTTCCATTAATAATTTTTTATATAAAGAATCACGCGAATTAAACCTCTCTAATTTAGCTAATACTACCATAGTTTATGATAATAAAGAAAAAAGGATACTTGGTTTTTACACATTAAACGCTGGAGTAATCGAGTTTACAAGAAGAAACGATAAATTTGTCCGGCATACACCGGGTTTTGATAGTAATACTATGTTTGCTGATGGAGGGAATCAAACCTATCCTGTTATTCATTTAGCATATATTGCATTGAATAAAGAATATCAAAGAAACAATGAATATAGATATGGGACACAGTTATTAAAACAAGTGTTTGAAGTGTTAATTTGTGATATTAAAGAAAGAATAGGGTTTTCAGCATTAAAAGTATCAGCTTTATATGAATATGTTGATTTTTATTCGAGAAATGGTTTCGAGTATGTTTTACATACACCTGAAACGAGTCAACTTAATGAGTATGATATGTTTATTCGATATAATAGGCTCAAAGAAGTAATAATAAAATCTTAATTATCCCCTAACCTTGCCGTTAGGGCTTTTTTTATGCAAAAAACACGCTAAACATAAGCTTAGCGCATTTGTTATATCAATTCGTTTTTCTTCTCTTTTAACACAGTGATAGCATTTTCCAGTGCTTTTCGAACATCTTTTTCTATATCTACATGCGTTTCATTTTCAAACCTATTAAATGTAAAAGGAAGCACTTCAATATTCGCACATTCAAACTCTTTAATTAAGCAGTACAACTCAAATTCTTGTGCAGGAAATGACAACTTATACTTATCTAATAAGTGTTTAAATCCAGCAAGATCGTCATAACTTTTTTCCAATTCTGCTAGCTCGATGAAAACATCAAATGTAGATATTCCTGCACACATTGAGAGTGCGCGCAAGAATGAAACAGAATACTTGTTTAACTCTTTTTTATTGTAATCGTTCAATGTGTTTTGCGAGATACCAGTCAGTTTGCTTAACTGATACCTCGTTTTACTGTGTTTTTTTAAGAATTCATCTAATAGTTTTATTGACATATTTTTAGTTCAACTCGCTTTTTATAATTACTTCTTGTTTATCGTGTTTTTCCTTATCTTCATCTGTAGCTAGTTTAAAATCATCTTCATTAGTTACTACAAAGTTAATATAATAAGTTTCATCTTCAATATCTAATCGTGTTGATTGCACTAAAGTTTCATCTAAATATAGTTTGTCATCATCAAGCATACAAAGGGCTACTGCATACGCTTCATTTTTTGTAATAACTAAGTAGTCAGAGTCATTAAGTAAATCCTGCGAAAACGCTGGTGTTTGTTCTAATTCTTTACTGATAATTGCTTCAAATTCATTCATCGCGTCATAATATCTTTTTTGTGCTGTTGTTATTGTCATTTTAATCACATTCCTTTTCTATAATATAATTTTAAGCTGCTGTTTGTGGAAACAAGTCATTGTGTAGTTTAACTGCTTTCATTGCACAAGCCCAAACACTTAAACCGAAATTTATTTTAGTTTCATCTTTTACACTAGTAAATTTTTCATCATCTGAAATATTAAAACGTAATCCTAGTTTACTTTCAGCCCAATTCCAAGCTTTCAACTCTTCGCTTTTAGCAATATGTTTGCTTTCTTTTTTAGATTCTTCAACTTCTTCTTTCGCTTTAGACCAAGCAGCTTTTAAACAAACGGAGAAAGTTTTTTCTTTGTCTGTGTAACTTACCCATTCGATATCACTTAACCAAACGCTACTATCTCTGAACCAGTTCCAGGCTTGTTGCATGATTTCTGATTTGTTATACATTGTGTATTCCTCCCGTTCCTTTACTATATACATAGTATACTACGAATATCCGTAGCAGTCAATAGTTTTATTAAATTTATTATAAAATAAAAAAATACCCCGAAAAATTCGAGGTTGCTGTTATATTCAGATGTAAAACGGGATGTCAAACAGCTAATAGTTGAATGAAATAATGAACGAAAATCGTTCATGTGAATATTATTACATAGATTTTTATGTAATACAACACTTTTTAACACTTGATTTTAAGAACGTTTGTTCGTATAATGTTGTCAAGAGGTGAAGTAAATGTATAACTTATTTGATGATATTTTAGAACATTCAATAGTATTAGCAGATGCACTTAAGCGTAACTGGTCAATAGAAGTACTGTTTTTAAAGAACAATCATCATGTGCGATACAAGTATGTAGTTCCTGTTTATCTGGACCATGAAAGAAATATAGTTCAATTACAGCGCTTTGACGAACGAATAATTGACATTAATATAGAAGATATTATTTTTTGCGAGGTTATGACGTGAGAATATATAGCTTTAATGATTTTAAGTATATTTGCTACATTGAGGGGAAGAAAAGCGCGGTAGAGAAAATATTCTCGGAAATATTTGAAGCGAATAATCTAAAAGCATTTTGTAAAAAAGTGGAGAAGAAGGATATTGATTTAAAAACTATTTATCAAGAGTACTTAGATAATTATGATCCTGGTAATAATCAAGGCTAGTTTATGTTATAGTATTATAGACTAATGCCAAAAGTTCAAATAAAGTACAAATTTTTCTCGATTTTATTTTATTTAAAAAACATTAAATTTGATTTTAATTATAATATCTTGATTTCGCCATCTTATCTTTATTAAAAAATCTTTTCATTAGATTTAAATTGATTTGAAAAAAGGCGATATTGCCCTCCGAGGGCATAATGAAAAAACATCTTACAACTGGCAAAAACCATTGTGTAAGATGTTTTTTCATTTTAATTAAAAATCGTATTTTTTACTTTCCAATCTTCTAGTTTAATGAAAACCCAGAAACCATAAATTCCGATAGTAATTATCGTTAGTAAAAGCCATTTGATCCAATGACCAAAAAGACCTACTGCGGAACCTTGAAATTTCAAGCGTCTTCCTTCAATAACAGTATGATTGATTTTCCAGCCATAGACCATACATAAAGCCCATGGATAACAAATGCCAAACGTGCAAAGTGTTACTAAAGTGCCAAGTATTGTCCAACCAATATACTGTAACAAACCTCCGTCAAAAAATGATGTTCTCCCGTTTCGTGTTTCTATGTAGTTTTGTTCTCCCAT